CTGGAAGATAAAGTTCGGGATATCCGACGCAATGTCGAGAGTATCAAGAAAGAAGATATGCAACAGGGTATTTTTGGACTTGATGACCTGAAGGATAACCTGAGAAATAACGAGCCTGCTATCGTAACATCTTCCATCGATGCGTTCATGGAGTCTTATGGAGATAATCCGATTGTGTACGTAGCTGGCGTTCCGTCGGCTACCGATATTCAGAACCTCCGCCGAATCTGCTGCTATCTAGCCACAACTGAAGAGGGCTGCAGCATAGACACGGCAACGGGCGATGATAGCAGCTACCTCTCCGCCCTGGTTGAAATGTTCAAGGCAGGAATCTCGCAGATAAGAGTCATGCATGAGGATAAAGTAGAATCCTTCATCGACTTCTATATACGTATACATGGAGATTTATTGTCTGGTTTTCTGGGTGACAAGGTCCCAATCATTACCAGGTGTATAGAACTGACAAGCTACGCAGAAGAGACAGTCATCACCGTAAACAAGAATCATTACTGCAGTAAGTTGGGATTATCTAAGGGTCAGTTTGACGAGATCCGTAAACCATTCGTCTCTAAGCGCAAGAACGTCATGAAGGCAAATGCGCTGAAAGACGATCTGTATGATGATGACTTCGATGGTGATGAGGTTCCTAGCTATGCAAGGGAAGGCGAGTACGCCCAGATGTTTCGCGAGTGCAAGTATTATCCCCGTCTGAATAAGCAGGGAATACCGGTCTGTTACATGTTCCAGAACAAGAATGGACGTGGCTTCTCGCAGGTCGCAGACTTTTATATGGTTCCTCTGCTCCATATCTTCAACGAGGATTTCGAGCAGAATAAGCGAGTATTAAAGGTTAACCGCCGATATTTCGATAAGCCGTTGTATATTGAAGTCCTATCGAGCTCTCTTAAAAAGATGAGTACTATCGAGGATGTTCTTATCAACTATGAAGGTGTAAATTTCACGGACGGCGAAGAGTGGCAGTGGAGGCGTATCAAGGAGTATATGAGCCGCCATTTCGTTCAGTGCCGAGAGATTCAAACATACGGCAATCAGCAGTCTGAAGGAATGAGTCGAAAGACCGATGAGCAGTTCTTCGCCTTCGCCAACGGTATAGCGCATGAAGACGAAAGTGGAAAATATGTGTTCGAGAAGGTTAATGAGCTAGGCGTAGTGACCCATAATCATATGAACTACTATCTCCCTGCCTTCTCTACTATATATGCCGGATCTGGAAGGCAATCTGACAAGTATGAATTGATATCGCAGCTCGTGTATGAAGATATACCTGTTAACAAGCAGGTCACGTTCGAACAATGGGCATCGTTAATGAATAAGGTGTACAAAATCAATGATAATGGTAAATGGGCGATAGTTTTCGCGCTGATGTGCGCCTTCAGAAGTAATATTCACTGCCTAGACCGACTCTTTACGGCTCCGTTCTTTATGGGCCCGATGTCTTCAGGTAAGACTCAGATTGCAATATCAATTCGATCTCTGTTCATAAGTCCTACCATTCCGATATTTAACCTCAATACAGGTACTGATGCGGCTATGAGCACCATTATGGGCACATTCCGTGATGTTCCTGTCGTGCTCGACGAGTACAATAATAAGGATATCTCAGATACGAAGTTTCAGGCGCTGAAGGGTATCGTGTATGATGGAGACGGAAAACAGAAACGCCGTGGAACCTCTGGAAGAGATATCGAGAACGATAAGGTATTTGCGCCTGTGGTTATCTGCGGCCAAGAGACCCCTCAGCGCGATGATAATGCTCTTATGAGCCGAGTCATCATCTGCGAGGTTCCGAAGCCTAAGAACAGAACACCGGAAGAGACGAAGCTGTTTGAGGAGTTGAAGAATATAGAGAAGAATGTAGGCCTATCCAACGTGTTGCTGAAGGTGTTGTCGCTTCGCCCTGCCGTTATGGATCACTTCAGAGCACTCAAGCAAGAAGCCTACAGCGAACTGAAGAGTGACGTAATCAATTCCGGTGAGATGGACCGACTGATGAAGACAGCTTCCTTGTTTCTGGGAATGGTTAAACTGGTTGAGCGATATTCGGATCTGAAACTTCCGTTTACATACGAGGAGTTCTTTGCCCTGGTGCAGGAGAAGATTAAGTTCCAGCTTTCCCTGATCCGAAGCACAGACAAGCTCGCTATGTTCTTCAATGCCGTCAACAACATGATCGATACAAAACAGGTACTTGTTGGTCGAGAAATGCTCATCGAGCAGCCTAAGAGCGTTACGGGTAAAGATTCGCACGGGGACAAGAAAACATTCGCTTTCGATCCAGGAACACATGTTCTGTTCCTTCGTCTCAGCAGCGTGTATTCTATATATGACAGAAGTGGGTATAACAGCGAGAATACGACATTATCTACCCTTGAGCAGAACCTTCGCTCACATCCATCATATGTTGGTACCGTACCATCTAGACGCTTCGCTTGGGAGGAGACCGTCGAGGTAGCCAAGCCGGACGACCAGGAGACGATGGTAAGAGTGCGTAAGGAGCGCTCTACATCAACAAGTGCAATTATCATCGACTATGACAAGTTCATGGAGATGTATAATATCGACTTCAGACGAGGAGAAATCCCAGCTGAGAGCGTCGCTCAGACTACTCCAGAAGTGAATGGAGAGGCTAGTACTGATATTAATGCCCAGCAATACAGGCCTGGCAGCATACCATTTGATGAAACTGACGCAGGTAAGAATGGGGATAAGCCGTTCTGATAGGAGCCAGAAAACTACCTTATATAAGGTGTAGACTACCCCAATTTAACGATACAAAGATACAAAAAATATTCGAGAAAACCAAAGATTTTCCACATAAATTTGAGTTGAATTTTGCATATTTTTACCCACGTAAACCCGGGAGGGCGAGCGTGGGTATTTCTTTACATTTATGTGCGTTCCAGATGCGAAAAATCCCCCGTACCCCCTAAAATTTCAAAAATAACCGAGAAAACGAAGTTTTGAAAATGATTTTCCGAAAAATGCCTTCCTACAATCCTACAATCCTACAAATGCATTTCTTTTCAAACTATTATTATTATATATTTATCTTATTATCAGTATGTTATGTGTATTTTTGTGGTTTTGTGGTTTTGTAGGAAATGCTGTAGGATTGTAGGACGTTGTAGGAAATAGGAAATTTTTACATTTTGGCGCTTTTGGAGATTTCGTCCTACAGAATACCCCATTTTGTAGGATTGTAGGATGCGTAGGAAACGAAAAAATGAGTGTGTAGAACTAAAATATGTTTGATTAAATTTGCGTAACTCGCTGAAATTTAGTATCTTTGCATTCGTAAGCCTGCAATTTGTAGGATTGTAGGACGGTAGGAAGCAAAAATAAACAAAAACGATATGGAAAGAAAAAAACGTCTCTCGAAACGAACAGCGTCTGTTAGAATTGAGCCCTATCTGGCTGAGTACATTCAGAAAAAGCTAGAAATTGAGCCAGAAACAGGCGGAGTAAAAATACCATACACCACAGATCTGTATCACGTGGTGTGGAATTGTATGGCCAAGCCAGACTCTCATCATGACGTCATGCAAGACTGTAATCTCAAGATATATCTGCCTTCACGGCGCTCAAAGATGGATGGACATCCTGGTAAGGATCCGGCTTACTACAATTATCTATCCAGTAATGCGGCGAAAAAAATAGAAGAGCATATTCGACTTCTCTTCAATTTCGAGTTTCACCGACTCATGATTGAGAATGAAGAGCTGGGCAGGCCGTTACGGAACCAGGATGTGGTAGACAATTTCATCAGGAGATACTCTCTGAGGTCTATATCGCCCGATGCGCTCCTGAAGAACTTTTATCGCTACCGCCAACGGCTTTTTCCGAAAAAACCTCGAAAATACCAAAAAAACGGGGTATTTAATTATTTTTAATACATACTGAGTGCGAATTTCTGTCACTCAAAAATTAGCAATAATCACTCTAAAATTTAACATTATGAAAGAGTTTTCCTGTCTTTTAATGATTTCCTATCTCGGAGGGATGGAAAGAAGCATCATACTCAGCACCGATCCGTTCACATTCGAGCCTTCAATGACAGAGGAAAATGGAGGTGTGTACTGGGATTGTAGTAAGACATTTATTGTCGATATAGCGGACGAGAGCATTTTTAACGAACTAAAGGTTCCTCGCAGCGCTATCGTTACGCTCGCAAGTGTTGGGCTTCCTGATGCACGTACGTACCAGATAGGTACAAAAACAATACCGGCGAAGGTTCAGCTCGTCAGACATCTGAATAAGGCGAAGCTTATCGTTAAGTGCAAAATGCTTGCGAACCCATTGTTTTAAGGTCTTTTATATACCTATTATATATATGTACCTTTGTGGAAAACTTAATTAAGATGGACGAAATACAGACCCTTCTGCTTTCCACTCTACCTCTATGGATTACTGAGGATGCCTACCGTCAGCTGATGGTAGCTGCTTTTCCGTTGAATGGCGCGGTGGTAAGCTTCGAACAGAAAAAAGCCGAACAGGCGATGAGTATTCCTGAGATCCGAGAGTATCTCAAGACTCATACGTATTATCAGTACGAGACGCATGAAGCGCTGTTAGCGATATCTGTCAAGGTATCGCAGAGAGATGAAACGAAAAGTGTACAGCTCACGGATGAATACAATTCGCCATCTCTGGACGATGGTACAATCGCATATCATCGTGTATTCGGGGTTGTGACAGCAAACAGCTACTGGTATTTCTCTTCCAAACAACTGGAACAGGATATTATTGCCGCTGAGAATAACCCACAGATATCCGCTCATCTCCTTCATATCAATTCTCCAGGAGGAGAGGCGTGGTACATGGATCGATTGAGCGAGACTCTGCGTAGCGCCAAGAAACCTATCATTGCCATCTATGAAGAATACTGCGCATCGGCAGCCTATTACATCGGCTGTCATGGTCAGAAACTTTACGCAACAACGAATCATGACTTCGTTGGATGCATCGGTACTATGTGTTCCTTCTGGAACTTTGAGCCATACTTCGAGAAGTTAGGGCTGAAGAAGATTGTAGCGAAGGCTACCAATTCTAGCCGGAAGAATAAGATTTTCGAGGACCTGAAGGACGGTAAGTCTGAAGACTATATTAAGAATGTTCTTGATCCGATGAATGAGCAGTTCCTGGCAGAAGTGAAATCTCAGCGTTCCAAACTGGCAGAACTGGATGATGACGCCCCGGTACTTCAGGGAGAGAGCCTGTATACCGCTCAAGCCGAAGAAGTCGGTCTCATCGACGGTAAGCGCACCTTACTGGAGGCGATTGCAGAGGTGGCAGAACTGGGAGAGGCCTATATGGGGACGCAGAGCCTTTACGGATTTAGCTAATATATTATTTTTGTTTGATCTAAGTTGTTTTAATATTTAAATGATTGATTTATGAATTTCAAAGCAAAGTTAAACAAGGTTCTCGAGAGTCTTGGTTTTACTAAGAAGTTTGAGAATAAGAGCCTTACCGCAGATGAGTATAAGGCTCTTTGCGAGGCGTACCAGAAAGAGTACCAGAGTACTCTCATGGATGACCTCGCTGCGGAGAATAGTGCAGCCGAGCAGGCTGAGCATCAGAAGCAGATCGATGAGCTCTATGCCATTGTCTCAAAGGCTAACAAGTCAAAGGATGATGATCCTGACGGCGATGAAAGTGGCGACGACGATGATGATGCAGGAAAGAAGAACGAGAACAGTCAAAATGTTTCGTTTGAGAAACTCTCTACAGCTGTCAACACTCTCGCTGAGAACATGAAGAAGATGGCTAATAGTACCGCCGATGACAAACCTGCTGCTCATGTTACTGCTCCTTCTATTCCTATTAACGGTTTCGAAACTAACGCTAACTACCTTTTCGGTATCGAGCATTCTATGTTCGATATGAAAAAGCGCTGGAACCGCATTGTCGCTAATCCTGAGATAGCCTTAGCATCTACGCCAAACGAGGAGACAGACGGCAAAGCATTCCGTTCTGAAGCGATGGCGTTCGCGAGATCACTCCAGGAACGCTACAAGTATCACCAGGTACGCAACGAGCTTGGTAACGTCAAAGCTCTCGCTTCCGGCCAGTTTGCCACAAATTACTCAGGCGTGGATAATGCAGGACTGGGTGACCAGTTCGTTATCCTTCGCCAGGATGCGCTTATTGCCCGAATCCTTGAGCTTCGTAATCTTACAGAGTTCTTCCCTGTTCGCTATGGTGTTCAGGATCGCGACATTCTCTTCAACGCATTCTTCGATGAGGTATCTCAGGGGTACCAGGAAGGTGAGATCTACAAGGGTGGCATGCAGCTCGAAAACGAGATGGGCTATGTTGACGACGCCATGATTAAGGTTAAGTTTGGCCCAATGAAGGAACTTGAGCGTAAGTATATCGCTTATCTCAATAAGGAGGGCTCCGATCCTATCAAGTGGTCTATGGTTGAATTCTGTCTTCTCAACCTCTTGAAGAAGGCTCAGGACGAGCAGAACCAGCGTCGTATGCGTGGTATTTACGTCAAGCCAGAGGTAGGACAGGCGTCAAGCTACCTCAATGCAGGTACAGGTATCTGGTACACCTTGCTCCGTTACATCCACGATTACAGCATTAAGCCATTTGCCAATAAGAGCTACAATACTTATACTTCAGCTAATATGCTGGATGCGGTTAAGGAGTTCGTTACCGACGTTAAGACTCACCTCTCTGAGGGTATGACCATCGATAACCATGTTCTCTATCTCAACGAGAACCATATTGACTGGTGGCTTGCTAACTGCCGCGAGACTTATGGCAAGGATCAGGACTTTACCGGTCCTAACGGCTACAAGAACCGCGTCCCAGACTCTACCATTCAGATTAAGTGGCTCCCATATGAGGGCAAGTCTTGCTGGATGTTCATGGACGTCCCTGGCAATATTCAGTTCATAGAGAACCTCCCTGGCGAGATGTTCGCCGTGAAGATGGAGGAACAGATGGAGATGGTTCGTGCCTGGAGTACCTGGAAGGAAGGTTGTGGCGCAGCCTTTACCGGACGCAAGTTCGACAATAAGGCTGCCATGGATGCCAACGATTACGAGTTCCAGCAGATCTTTACAAATCTTCCGGCTACCGTCATCGGCGCAGAAATCAACGGCGCAAACGGCTTCTGGCAGATTACAGATTCTGCTACTACAGCAACCGCTATCGAGGATATCACGAATGCGAAGGCTGGCGTAGCTTACTGCATCGAGATTGGTGAGGATGATACCCAGCATCAGCTTACCATCGTCAAGAGCGGCAAGTTTGCAAATATTACCGCAGCATGGACCCCTATCCAGGCTGGCGACTACATCATGGTTATTCTCGGCAAGGAAGAGAAGTTCCGTGAGCTCGAACGTCGCGTAGGTGGCAAGAGAACCATTAACAAGGCTGTTCAGCCTAATGTTCCTGGTGGCCGTTAGTCCTTATTATATATATATTGTTAACTCGTAGGTGAGGTACGGCGTACCTCGCCTACATTTTCAGAAAAAATTATGAAGAAAAACAATATTCCAGTACGTTCTCGTACTTATAACCCTAACAAGGGTTATCATTATGTCCAGCATAAGGGCCGTCTTCTCTTCATGACGCTCATTATGCTGCTTGGCATCGTTTCACTTCTGCAGATGTTATCTGATCCTACATCTACCTTCGGTATAGGTGGCACAGGAGTCTCTATGGCTTCGTTCGTTGCGCTGACATCTATCGAAGATGTGACAGACCGAGATACCCATGGTTCTGCCATTGCTTACCAGGTGGTATTGGTTCCTACGACTTTAGTTGACCTATCGAAGGCCTTCCCTCAGCCGGATGAAGACCGCATGGTCAATGCAATACCGTTTAAGACGGCTTCTGCCGGCACTCTGAAGGCATATCTCTTCGATGCACACGATATTCCTACGTTCACGGCTACGACAGAGAAGGGAGATATCACGACATCTGGCGAGAATAACCTGGTAATCATTATGGGTGGTACTCGTGTGGCTCTCTATAACTTCATCGAGCAGTACGCTGGTGGTAAGTTTATCATTCTCTATAAGCATGTAAAGGAAACCCAATGGTATATCGTCGGCGAACCTGAGCGCCCTATGATTCTCAATAATACAGAGACTAAGGATGATAAGGACGGCCGATACACCACCTTCACCTTTAAGCGTACATCTGTAGACCTTCCTTGCCTGTATGCTGAGGATCCTCTTGGTGTGACAGCTGCCGAGGTTGCCGCTCATTCAGATACGGCTCCTGTCACAAAGCAGAATACGGCTTCAGGTTCTTCAACTGGTAAGGCGACGATTTCTTAGCGTTTCTCATTTTATTTAGTTTATTAGTTAATTTTAAGGTGTGTCGCCACAAGAGGTGGCGCACCTTTTATAATATATATAAGGTATGATTAGTAGAAGAGAAAAATTACAATTATTCAATAAGCTTCGAGGTGCTGATCACGCAGAAGCCGACCTTGCTCTCCTTAAGGAGGTGAACCATCGCCATCCTAAGCTTATTCGTTTCGCCCGTGATCCAAAGCGTTATGCAGACGAAATACTCTACGCCCTTTTAGATGAGTGCGATGAAGCGGATATCGTAGATCATCGAATCTATTTCGAGAAGCTGAATGAAAATATTGACGATACCCCAGTCAATGATGAGCAGGGACCGGAAGGCGGTTCAAGTAATACTTCAACTGGAGAAGAGCAGGGACCGGAAGATGGTTCAAGTAATACTTCAGCTGGAGAAGAGCAGATACCTGATGATGGTTCAAGTAATACTTCAGCTGAAGAAGAACAGATATCAGCAGATGATTCAAGCAATACTTCAACCGAAGAAGAGACTCCTGAAGGTGAAAATCAACAGGAAACAGAACGATCTGATACTGCCGACCCTGGCGAGGACTCAAAAAAAAAGTAGTTCAAAAGGAAGAGGAATATCCTAACATAGATTGGGATAACCTCTATAATGAGGACGTGCAGATGGCAACCGTCATCTATAACGACCGCATCAATACCTGGCGAAAGATGAAGAAACTCGACGAACTCCTGGATAAGAAACCAAAGGCGAACGATGTGGCTGCCATGGCGGAACTCCGCATCCGCAACCTTCAGGCATTCGATGAACTGAAGGCTTACAACGATACCGGCAAGTTTCTGTATAAGCATCCATTGCTGAAGGGTAAGTCCGAATTCGATGAACTCGTGAAGCTCTTCAAAAAGGATCCTGCCGAGTTTCTTCATAAGCATAAGAACGTGCTCGACAATATCAAGCGCTATAAGAGCTACATTAAAAGAGATGATCGCAAGGACAAACGTGCCAGCGACCGTGAGAATCTCCAGCGGCATCAGGAACGTGAACGCATGTTCAAGATGGTAATGGAACAGTATAGTGACAAATCAGATAAATCAGATGGATAAGACGGAATTACAAAAGATTGCAGAAACCTGCGTTTCGATGGTGAAGAACGGAGGTGTACTAGAACAGGCTCAACTCAAGGCAGACGAGAAGATAGCCGAGTTGGCAGCAAACGGCGACCTCGATGCCATCAAACTACTGAATGAGCGGATGCAGGATCGCGAAGAACTGAAACTTAGAAAGGAGTTGTTTGGCGTATGAAAAGCGAGATAGAAAAACTGGAGAGCGTTCATCCAGACCTCATTACCACCTTTCTGACTACAGGTGAGGGCAAAGGCATTCCAGAGGATGTGCAGACCTTTCTGAAGCAGCTGCAATGGGCAGCCGAAATCTACGAGTATGAACGTAATATTACCCGTGGCGCCCGCAAACTCAAACAGCGTATTGCTTCCCAGCAGAAGATATCCCTCGATGTGCGTACCTGTATGACTCGTATCAATCAGGCAATATCTTATTTTAACGTTGACTGCAACGTAGCGATAAAAGTCTGGGAGAATGATTTTGCCAACAAGTACGAGGACCTTGCCAAGCTCTGTTCTGCCAAGCGCGACTATAAAATGCAGAAAGCCTGTATGGATCAAGCCCTGGAATGCCGCAGACGTGCGTCCGAACAGGCAGAGGCGGATAGAGATCTCGGAGTTGTGTTCCTCATTACTCCAGAAGTTACCCCGGAAGAATTAGGTTTTCAGAAAAAGAACCTCAAGGAAATTGCCGGCAAGTACAACCGCGGTTTTTACATATCTCTCATCGATGGTTTGCCTATCGAGAGTTCAGAAAAGAAACGATTGCTTCGTGATGCTGATATTCAGGAAGCGGAAATTGTGGAGGATCTAAGTGATGAGCCAACTGATTTTGAATGATAATACACTCGGTGAATTCGAGCATTACTACATGAACAACATGCAGCTGCTTGCCAACATCATCGACCCCAACATGCTTTTTGCAGAGGTTGCCCGTGCCGGAGGTAAGACCGAAGGTGTGACGGGTCCTCGCCTGATACGTGTTGCCAACGATATGCCGGGAGAGTTATCCTTCCTGGTACACAAGACGTATGTGGCGCTGATGACCAACGTCTGGCCAAACATACAGGCATACTTCTCGCGTCAGGTAGTAGTGAACGGGCAACAGAGATCCATGCTGGAATATGGTATTGATTACGTAGTAGGAGAGAGCACGCTGCCTTCCCACTTCCGGAAACCCCGATATCCGATAGCCTATGCTAAGCATAGCGTGATATTCCGAAATGGTGCCCACCTTCAGCTCGTATCAAGCGACCAGCCGGAATCTGTTGCCGGTAGAAATGCCGTGCACGCTTTCGTTGAAGAAATGAAGCATAATAGTGGAGAAAAACTCAAAACCCGCCTGTTCCCGTCTTTACGTGGAGGTCCAGCCAATGTGCGCTGCTCTGCTTATTATGAGGGTGTTACGGGTGTGAGTGATACGGCTCGCGTCGACCTCGGCGAAGATGACTGGTTTGAGGATTATGAAAAGAAGGTGAACCCGAAACTTATCGAGGAGATTGCAACCGTTGCCCTGGAAGTTAACAGAAGTCTCTACCGCCTGTTCGTGCTCAAGCAGCAGGAACGAGACTCGAAAGACCCTGTTCTCCTTGAGAAGATGCGACTTGAGTCTGTTAAGCTCAATGCCTTCGTGGCGAGATGGAAACCTCGTCTGGCAGATATGAGGCGTAATGCCATCTACTATATCCGTGCATCCTCCTTCTGCAACAAGGATATCCTAGGTCCTAAGTTCTTCAAGACTCAGTTGGACACTCTTGATACGGACGAGTTCCTCACGGCTATCTGCGCCATCCGTCACAAGGAGGTAACCAATAAGTTCTTCATTAACTACGACCACGCAAAGCATCAGTTCAAGGATAGCTATAAGTATGAGTCCATTCTTCGCCTGAATCTGAAGGATAGGTTTATCCTTACGGCAGAGTATCTTCTACATTACGATCCTCACGAACCGCTCTACATGGGATACGACCCTGGCAACTTCCAGTCGCTCATTGTTGCTCAGAAGAAAGATTACGGCAGGCGTCTCGACATCATCAAGGAGTTCTTTGCCTTCCTGCCCAAGGATTACAACGACCTCGTGGCAGAGGTGCACCAGTTTTTCGGATCTGCAGCCGCCAATAAGACTATCTATCTCTATCCAGACCGTGCCGGTAACAAGCGCAGGGAGGAACGGGAACAGATAACTACCGACTCCCTCAATCTGAAGGCTGCCCTGGAGTCGTACGGTTTCATGGTGATACTCTATAACGAAGATGCGCCAACGATATACCATTGGCAGCAGTTCAAGCTCTGTCAGATGCTCTTCGGCGAACGCAGTCCGCTCCTGCCTGTCATCCGTATCGACGAAAATGAGTGTAAGAACCTCTGTTCTGCCATCATGATATCCCCTCTGAAGAAAACGGACGGGAAGATAGAACTTGACAAGAGCTCAGAGAAGAAACAGCAACTGAAGAATCAGGCAGGACTCACCACGCAGCTGCCTTCTGCGATGATTTACCTGCTTTACGGCCTTTATTCTGATGCCGTGAAGGCGGAATTAAGTACATATCCTACCGATTTACCGGACAATTTCGAAATATAGACGCAGAATAATGCTGCATTTCTGCAGTAATAATTTTCGCGGGCATATCAATAATTTACGGAAAATGAAAGGGTATAAATGCTAAAATACTGATAATCAGCCCAAGCGGACCGGCTGGAAGAAAAACTCCCAAAAACACCTTACCCAAACGAGCACGCACCGCTGGAAAGGGAAAGAGAGGTGCAGGCCTTACGATTTCCGGAAATATGACGGGAAACAGGTGCAGCCGGTCTTTTGCAGGGCAATAATTTTTCTGTATCTTCGCATCATTATGAGCAAGACAAGTAAGAATATCATCATGGATGGCGTTACGGCGCTCCAGTGGGCCAGGGAAATCAGCAAGCTGCCCGATGGGGAGTTCACTCTGGTTTTCTTTCCTTACTCCAGGGCGAGAGGTGAGGCGAGCGCAAAGCTTCAGGTGCGACACCATTGCAAGTACCGCACTCAGTTGCCGAAGGAGCGGTTCGCCATCGATGGAGAGAACTACCTTCTCTTTACAGACGAAGATGAAGAACCAAAGATGTGCTACCGGATTCTCATCAGGTACATGGGCTTCCCTCAAGACGGATTTAAACTTCACAAAATAAATTGGTTATGAAAGATTACGAAATAGACATGTATGGCAACGCCGGCATCTACCTTGCCGATGGCAATACCTTTACCTTCCAGCTAGGTGAAGGCGACTCCATCTTTGGTGCAGACCAGCTCTTCCAGTCACCACTCCTGGAGTCTCCATTCGGTGGTACGCTCTGGATGCAGCAGCATCATTATCTGGGTATACAGGGATACCAGGTGTTGATGCGTGGCCACAACAACCAGCAATGCGACGAAGTGACCAAGGAGATCAAGGAGAACCGACTGCTCCCTCGTCTCTATTCCAAGGAGATTAAGATGCTCTATGGCCATGGACTCGCCGTATACAAGCAGGCTATTGAGAACGGCAAGCTGGTACGTAAGTACGAGGAGCAGCCTGAAGTAATGGAATGGCTCGACTCCTGGAGTTCACGCGGCATCCCTTCAGTTGAGGAGTTCTGCAAGACGTGCATCAAAAACTTCTATTACTTTGGCGACTTCTTCGTGAAGTGGCGCTTCACCCGAGGTAAGGTGATAGGTATGGGCAAGCCGGTGGCTGCGCTTGAGGCGATGGAGAACCGTTACTGCAGATTGGCAACTACCCGACAGGACGTTGCTTCAGAATTGATTTCGTACGGAGACTTTAAACAGGTTGTAGTAGGACGATTCGCCTATGGCTTATCGAGTTACTCGGTTTATCCGAAGTTCAGCTTTAACGAAGTTGATAATTACCGGTATGCTGCGATCTCTCATCACAGAGAGAAATCTGTAGACGAATTCTACGGCGCCAACGAGACGCATCAGGGAGCTCGTCCATACATCCAAGGTAGTAACAAGACAGCCCGATACATTAACAGTTTTCTGAAAAACTCGCTGGCTGCAAAGGTGCATGTCATTATTCCTAATGCCTGGATACAGAGTAAGCGCACCCAGATGACCAAGCTCTGCGAGGAAAATAAGCGACGCAAGGCGAAAGGAATGGAGTTACTGAAGTATAACGGCATCGATATCGGAACCGACTTCAAGGAGTCGTGCATGGTACGGTATGTTCGTGACGAGGTACGCAAGTTCAGCTCCTATCTGTCAGGTGCTGACAATCAGGGAAAAGGTTTCTCTTCCATCTCCTTCATGGATGCCCAGGGTCATGAACAGTCATGGAAGGTGGAGACCATCGACCTCAAGTACAAGGAATATATCGAAGCGCTCATCTCTTACGACAAGCGTACCGAACAAGCCCTTCTGTCTTCGGTAGGTCTCGATGCAGCCATATCTGCAGTAGATAAGGATGGCGTCATCTCGAAGAGTGGAAGTGATACCTATTATAATTATCTCATCTACATCATGTCGCTCACCTCTGAGGACGAAGTCTGCGCAGAACCGCTCAACTGGGCGTTGCGCATGAACTTCCCGGAACTCTACAAGCAGGGCTGCAGACTAGGGTTCTACCGCGAGGTTCCGCAGAGACAGGAAGATATAACACCATCCCAACGACTTAACCAGCAACAGGCATGAACAAGAAATTTCAACTCAATAATCTCTTCACCAGTTATGCGCAGTTCTGCAACTGCGCACCTGGTGCAGATACAAGCGCCGACTTCGACAGCCTTCAGGGTTCTGCCGTAGCTGCGCGCAAACGTATTGTTGCCATCATCGGCAACAATACGTTCTCTGATATTGTGAGCATAGAGGAAGAAGAGAGCGGCATCAAGGATTTTCTCCGCGCTGCCATGGCGAACCTTACGCTAGCTACCCAGATTATCTTCGATGCCGTGAACCGAAGGAAGAACGATATTAATCTCTATAAGTACGAGATGGAAGGCATGAAGCGCTCCTATATGGAGAACTACTTTAATGCGATGGATTCGTTGATTTCTGAACTTACTGAAGAGATAAGTGCTGATGATCCTGCCGATATCCGTCTTGCCATGGAAGACTGGCGCAAGACCAATTACTACAAGATGCTCAGTAAGCTGAAGGTAGATACTGCCGATGAATTCGATGAAATTTATCCTATCGACCTCTCGTATCTCTTCTTTTTCCGTTGCGTTCCTCTTCAAAAAGAGGTTCTCGACGAAAGCATAGGCGCCTACTTCGACCGACTCGAACAGGGAGGAGAAGACCAGGTGTTTGCTGAGTTTACCCAGAAGGCGCTGCCCATGCTGAAGCGTGCCCTGGTGAAGAAGACGGTGGCGAAGGCTCTCAGACGATTCGATATCCTGGAGTTCCCTGCCACCATCCGCAACCTCTTCGATGACAATACCGCCACCCGCTCAGGCAGCGACGAGGCAAGCCGTGCGCTGCAGCTCGCCACACAGCTAGACGGGGAGGTGGAAGATCTGCTGCATAATGTGGATATGCTCCTCGATGCCCAGGAAGGAAACGATTTTCTTTCCTTCTCTGCCGAGAACCGTCCGGACGACAATATGTATTTAATGCCATAAGCTTATGAAAAAGACGATAACCGTAAGAGCAAACGGAATAGAACATGAAATTCCGAACTCGTGGGAACTACTCACTTCTGACCAATATCTGAAGCTGGTGGAGCTGCTTTCTCTTATGGAGAGTGGGCAGTTTTCCCCAGGTGCTGTGAAATGTCTGTTTCTCTGCTACATGCAGGGATGGAACCTGAACAAGATTAAGCGCGATGAGCGAACCCTGGAGAACTTCATGTCTATAGCCAGTCAGCTCTCGTTCATCTTCCAGGAGAAAGATGATAAGTTCGTGCTCGATCTCTGTTTCTGCCGGCAGCAGTTGCCGATTATCTTTATCGACAAGAAAGCCTATTATGGCTATGAGGTCAATACAGATTTCAAGTCGCTCACCTGTTCGCTCACGGCCCTTCAGTATATCGAGGCGCGCCAGCTGCTCGATATGGGCGAGGAAAGTCTTCCTCTGCTGGCTGCGATACTCTACTTCGACAAGAAAGTATATTCTTCGGAAGAGGCGCAGAAACTCGCTCTGAAGTTCAAGAAACTGCCTGTCAACACACTCCGGGCGATAGCTCTAAACTTTACTGCAGTAAATAATTTCCTCTTCTCGAAGACTGAATTTTCCCTGCTCACCAAGTTTATACCCAAGGAGGGCAGCAGTATTACTACCGATGCAACCGATGCGCTCTACGATCTCTCCAAGGATGGACTGGGTAATGCCCGTCAGGTAGAACAGCTGAACGTGCTTACCTATCTCCGCATTCTCAGGAAGAAGACCATCGAGGGAGTAAAGAGCCTGAAGGCTACCGGCATGGAGTTGGCCAAGATAGCAGACGAGGTAGGGTTACCTCTGGAGATAGTTAAAAAGATTATATAACTAAGGCAGAGGAGTAACCTCTCTGCGACAAAATTATAAAAGCCTATGTTATTGGATTTATTCGAATATTTTGCCAAGTTTCCTGCTACTGCAGGAGTTACGAAGGGTATTGCCAACAAGGGCGAGAGTAGTATGGAAGAATATGCTACCGTGCTCAAGGCAATCAAGAACCTGCCCGAGAAAGAACTGGTTCCGGAGATAGAAAACTACGTTTACGGCCAGTCGTTCGACGAACTGAAGCAACGCATCGATAAGCTTACCGGTTCCTTCCTGTTCGTAGATTACGGAGAAGTGGATATGCAGAGCGATGGGCGCAGGAGTTTCCAATGTACCCAGCGCATAGCCGTAACTGTAGCAATGAAGTTATCTGCTCATGCCGATATGCTCGAGCGAGTCATAGCAAACGACCGCACCCTTCAGATGCTTTCGAAGGTTCATGCCCGTATCATGGCAGATGTGGAGACGGAAGGACTCTACTGGATGGACCGGGAGAGTATTACTACCTGCGAGATTATTCCGTTCGTATCTGCAGAACTCCAGAGCTACGGCTGGACCCTCATGCTTTCGGCCACAGGTGCAGATATCCTGGATGTTCACCGGCTGTCGCGACAGATGGTGCGCTAGCGTCCTTTGCGGTTCCGGAATATTTGTGTAATTTTGCAATGTCTAAAAAACATAAGGCCGAAATGTTATGAAACAATATAAACGAAATATACCGATGATAGCAATCACCTCGCTCCCTCTGACGGCTGTGTCGGAAGGGTTCCAGTATGTGTATCAGGACTGGGAGTTTGCCAAGTGGATAGCGATAGCCATCTCTATCGATACCTTCCTGGGTGTATGGAAGCATCTTATCCACAAGGATGCGTCTAGCGAATCCTTCTTCTCCAGGTTCACGAAGAAGATTGTAATCTACATCTTCCTGATGATCCTGAGTAATTTTGCAAGTCATGCCACCGTAGAGGGCTCTACTGTCGGCGCGATGCAATGGATAGGAACTTACATCTGCGTGTTCATGATGGTGCGCGAGATATTCTCCATTATTGAAAACATACAGGCTATATATCCGATATTCCCGAGGAACTTCGTAAAGCGCATGAAGGACTTCAACGACAAGGGAGATTACATCGGCGGCGGGCCTATCAATTTTTCAGAAAAAGATGCGCCCGATGATGCATCATAGGTATACATTATTATAATACATATAAAGATATGGCAAGTAAAACTCAATTAGCCTTCGCCCGTCAGGTGTATGCTGCGGCCGTGGAGGCAAAAACAGAAATAGATCCTGCCTTCGTTACTGCCCAGGCGATGCTTGAGACAGGATGGGGTGCAAGGGTTATCGGTAAGGCTAACCTCTTCGGTATTACCAAGGGCAGCCAGTGGGACGGAGATATCGTCATGGTGAAGACTCACGAATACTTCAAGACTCCTAAACAGAAGTTCAAGGAGCCAGACCGCATCGTATCCGTGTGCAAGGTAGCAGGCAAAAACCTATGGTATTATACCGTGATGCGTGCCTTCAAGGATTTCGACTCTATAGGAGACTGTCTGAAGGAGCATGAACGTCTCTTCCAGAAGTCGGGCTATAAGGATGCCTGGCCATACCGCAAGGACCCGTTCAAGTTTGCCCAGAAGATATGCGACGGGGTAGGGTGCAAGTACGCTACAGATCCTACGTACCTCACCACCATTACCTCGATAATCAAGACGATCCAGCGGAAGTGTGTATAAGTTTAAGTATTTTTGTTGTTATTTGTTGTTAGTGTGAATAGGTTTATAGGTTTTATTAAGGTTATTTTTCTAGTGCTGATTCCGCTCGCCCTGGTTGTGGCATTCAAGGAGTGTCACGACCTCAGGGGCGAAACGGAGCGCACGAAAGAGAATCAGGATATCCTCCTTCACAACGGCAAGGTAGAGATAGGCCGAACGCAGTCAGGCAGGCCAAGAGCTTCCGTGCAGGCGATCACGTTGAAGACGTCTGATCTGAAACGCAGTCCGGACTCTCTCCTTGCCGTTAACAGGAAGGAACTCAAGATAAAGAACAGCCGGATCATGGCGGCAGCTACAACCTCTACCACCACCCGGGTAGACGTGAAGGCAGCCATCCGGCCGGTTCCTCACGATACATGCAGTCGGCTTCTTTCCGGTTCCTACCGACCGCCCGACGTCTCGCAGACGGTTTCCTGGAGCGATCCATGGATAACCCTGCGGGGCGAAATCGAGGGCGACAGCATGCAGGTGCATATCGAGAGTCGCGATACCCTTCAGATGGTTGTTCATCGTGTGCCGAAGAGGTTCCTCTTCTTTCGCTATGGGACCAAGGGTGTGCGCATGGAGGTGGTAAGTCAGAACCCGCACTCCCGGCTCTCTTATCCCAGGATTATCATGTTTAAGAAATAGGTTTAAGTGTTTATAGGTATGTATAGTTAGGCTGAATTTTATATTAGATGTATCTTTTTTATACTCATGATTATTAGTTACAGTTATGATCTTCTAACATTGCACAGGCGTGTGTTCTCATTCTCATATGGAAATCTATTGTTCTTGTAGTAGAGTACGGTTTCCCAAGTTTATAAAGTTATCAAAATTATCAAAAAGCCCCGGTGCGAGATGCATCGGGGCTTTTTCTTGCTGTTTTCTGAAAATAATCAGCAAAATGTTTGATGGTTCCAGAGAAAAGTGCTATCTTTGCAGGCGTAATGATGACATTGAACTAAGGTTGTGTGCAGATTGAGCAGAGTTTGTACATAACAAGTGAAAAGAAATACAGCTGTGTGGCTCGTGCTGAAGGACTGCTCTCCGGATGCACGAGCCCTTTTTATGATTATGAAACCAACAGACGATGACGACTGGATTCCTCAGCGTGGAGGTGGAGACGACCGCTCAAATGGCGGTACCGTGATACATCCCCAGAGCAGATGCTAGAAACGAGATGACGGTGATGATGGTGGCGACAATAACAGTACACTTGATCACCGTCATTACTTTTTCTATATGGTCGCAGCGGTTGGCAAGAATACTCTTGTTGCGGTCGATGATTTCCTGGTTATTGCTGATGGCATCGAGCAGGGTGTTGATGGAGTATAAGGCGTTCATCTCTTCCTGGTTATGTCCATTCTTCAGAAGCCTGTCGATGTTCTCCTCCTGTATCATGTTCCTGGGCTCGTTGCCTGTATGTCTGAAAGGGTGAACCCACAGAATCTGGTTTACCATGATGTATAGCGCAATAAAGATGCCTGCCCATAGAACAGCAGCGGTAGAGAGCTGCCATAAAGACGGGCTGGAGAATACAAACGCCGTGAGGGCGATGAACACCGTGAGCAGGAACCCTGTCATGGTGTAGGCGCGGTCGGTAGACTTGCGGAGCTGCTCCAGCGTGCTGTTTGCCATTCTGTCTGAGCGCTCCAGGATGATGCGGGCTGTGTGCTCGCTCAGGTTCTTGCGAACCTTGCCGGTTATTATCTTTTCCATACCTTATATATATTAATAGGTGAAACATTTCTTTTCTGCAAAGATACACTTTTTCCCGCTCATATTCTACCTTTTCATGAACAGAAAGCTTAAACATAGTTAAACATAATAATTTTATTATGAAATATTTGTGTATATCAAAATTATTATGTACCTTTGCACTCGAGTTAAGGAACATGTTTAATCAATTAAATTTTCAAGCTATGCAAGATGATTTAGAAAATGAAATCGAGAGAAAGAAAAAGGAAATCGAAGACTTTCTCCGAATCGTGAAATTCACCGGTCTTTCGCAGAAGGAAATCGAAAAGAGACTTGATTATCTCCTGGATGACCTTTCAAGACTGATGAAGAAAAGAAAGTAAAGTTTAACTTCCCCTCCTTCGGGAGGGGACTATAAAATACATATATTGGTATGGAAGATATTAGAATCTTATTGGAAGAATACAAGTCGCTTGCCGGTAATACCGATGCAAAGAGCGAAGAGCGAAAAAACGAAATTATCGCTAAGTTGGAAACTATGGACAAGGATGCTGTGGCCGAGGTAGCACAGCCGTTCGTGGAGGAGAATGTGGCTCGCCTGGAGAGCGAAGTGAAAGCTCTCCGCAGCCAGATAGATGAAGAGGACTATAAACTGCTTCCTATCTCTTATATTGCCAAGACCTATTTCAACAAGAGTGCATCATGGCTTTTGCAGAGGCTCAACGGATATCAGGTACGTGGAAAGGTCTATACGCTCAGCCAGGAACAGAAAGGCATCTTTAACCAGGCAGTCAAGGAAATAAGCAATCGCATCAGCGCATTGCAGTTAGCATAGCTAACATGTTCAATAACTCAACTCAGCCCCGGTGCAGCAGCGCATCGGGGCTTTTTCTTGCTGTTTTCTGAAAATAATCAGCAAAATGTTTGATGGTTCCAGAGAAAAGTGCTATCTTTGCAGGCGTAATGATGACATTGAACTAAGGTTGTGTGCAGATTGAGCAGAGTTTGTACATAACAAGTGAAAAGAAATACAGCTGTGTGGCTCGTGCTGAAGGACTGCTCTCCGGATGCACGAGCCCTTTTTATGATTATGAAACCAAACTACAATGAGGATGGTTGGCCAGAGGATCCGAACAGTTATCCGGATACTTCAAGTCATGGGGAGAACCCCAAGAAAAGATAAGGCCAGCAGGATGACCGTAGTCATTGCACTCACTATTACCGAGGCGATGATTGCGGTCATCGCTCGTTTTACGTATCGGTTCCTTCTGTTAAGGCAGGCGCGGTTATACTCTGTGTCGTTATGAGTGCGCCTGATGGATGATATTACGAGATGATGCAGGTATTCATCGTTTGCCTTATCATCATCCTGCAATCCTTTGTTCATGGCCACGTCTACCAGGTCATCTCTCAGCATCGTGGCAGCATCATCTCCCAGCGCCATAAAGTCGTGTACCCACATCACCTTACAGAACAGGATAAGCAACGCCACTCCGGTTCCTACCCATAAAGGGAGGGTGATGGCCACCAGCATCAGGGTCATCTTTTCCGTGGCGAGGAAAGCCGTGAGTGCCATGAATACCGTCATGACGAAGCCTGCCAGCGTATAGTTGCGGTCTGTTGACTTGCGGTACTGTTCCAGTATGCTGCTCGCTCTCTGGTCTGCCCGTTCCAGCGCAAATCTGGCAAGCTTCATGCTGGCAAAGGAGGCGGCCTTATTGCTTATTATCTTTTCCATACCTTATATATATTAATAGGTGAAACATTTCTTTTCTGCAAAGATACACTTTTTCCCGCTCATTTTCTACCTTTTCGCATACAGAAAGCTTAAACATAGTTAATACTACGATTTTTCGTATTAAATATCTGGCTACTACGAAAAATAGTAGTATCTTTGCAGCCACCAGAGTATTACACCAAGTATTAACAATAGCCTTCCCTTCGGGGAGGGCATTAAAAAGCATAAGATTATGGAAGTAACAATGAAGCAGGCTAAGGACAGCACAGTAAAGCAGCGCATACAGGATATCCAGATGACGGTATCATGGCGCGAGATAGCACATACCTATTTCGGAAAATCAGCATCATGGCTTTATCATAAGCTCGATGGTATTGACGGGAATGGTGGTGTAGGCGGTTTCACCGAAGAAGAGAAGGTTATGCTCCGTGGAGCACTTTGCGATGTTTCCAATCGCTTGCGTGCGGCTGCGGACAGGATATAATGAGGCTGGGGTCATCGTTCCCCATAAGACAGAAGTCGCCATAGCCTTGTGGCGCATCAGCCCCGGTGCAGCAGCGCATCGGGGCTTTTTCATTCCCATTTCCAAGTTTTTTGTGTTAAATACCCGCTTTCGTTTGTTCTGTTCAGAAAATAATAGTATATTTGCACCGTGAGAATTAATAACAGAACGTGGACACTTAAAAATAAGAAAGATATGAGAATACTTAATAATTTACTGGAAGGGTTGATCAGCCTGGGAAGACTGGGCGGGGACAACAGCCTGTTCAACGATTATCTGAAGGGCGATAATGCTTCAGATCTGAGAAAGGACTGGGAGGCCATCGGTAATGATATGAGAAAGGTTGTTAGGCGTAACCACCGTTATCGGTCTTGCTGTGGTATTCGTATTGAATAAGATTCCACCAATTTATCAGAAAGGTGAACAATAACATACCGGCCCCGGTGCAGTAGCGCATCGGGGCTTTTTCATTCCCCAAACCCCTCATTTTTATGCTCTACAGCATATTTAAGTGTTAATTATTCTCATCGTGAGAAAATTTCCCGATTTTTATTTGGCGGTTCCGGATTTTCTTCTTACCTTTGCCAACGCTTAACAGATGATAGTAGTCTATCCGGCAGGGCGACCGTTTCGCCTATGGCTTCTGGCCGCAGGCTTTTTTTATGCCTAATCGGGAAAAATATTTTTCCTAACTGGGAAAATATATTTTCCTAACTGGAGAAATAATTCTCGCAATAAATGGCGGCTGCATGAACCGTAGATTTGATTAGTCCTTCCGGATAAGTCATCATCTGTTAAGCAACGGGGAATGCAGCCGCCACCCTTTTGTACAATCGGCTGTTAATGCTTAACAGATGATGCGATATGCAGAATTCTATTTTAATTAGTGATGCTCAGGTGCGCCCTGCAGGCATCAGCGTAGAGGAGGGCGTGAAGGCCCTCAAGTGTGAAATCAGGAAGCTCGCCAAGACCAAGAGCGAGACCTTCTCCTACCTTTGCGGGGAGGCGGTTACGTATGGCGAAGTAGCTATGACCATGGCAGGTTTCTTCGCCTTCATGGCAGCAGCTGTATTAGGTGGCTTCATTATGGGAGGGGAGGTGATGTAGCTATGGCAAAGATTGATATGCTTAAAGATGTTGCGGAACGCCTTGCCGAGTACAAGATGTTCTATCCCGACGCCACGATTACCCGTGTAGGCTTCGAGGATTGCAATTCTATCTCTCACGAAGATGGTCTGAAGCTGAGCGAACAGGTATGCCACATGACACATAGCGGTCTGCTGCAGTTCGTGATATTCAAGAACAGGATGTATATCTTCAAGTCGAGAGAGTTTCTGAAGGTGACTGCCGGCTTCAAGAAGGGAGCCAGGGTAAGGTTCCACGATCCCCGCACGCCCGATGACCACCGTGAGAGCGTAATGCTTGCAGACGGAATGCGCTATGATGGCGGCATTCCTTTCATCTGGACCGAGGATAGCGATGCCGACTGCTTCATGAAGTGCAACACCTTCGCGGTATATTGGCGCCCGATAGAAGAAATGAGTGAAAAATAGCCAAACATCACTCATATGTTTGTCCTTTGACGTACAGCAAAGATTTCGTACCTTTGCACCGTGAGAATTTTAACACAACAGAATTATGAGAACAATTAAGAACAAACATCGCAGGCGCACGCATCTGCTTTACAAGGTAGTATTGAGAACGTCCCGGTTTCAGTACACCGGCCGTCAGATGGGCCCGAACAAGACCGAGACAATGTGCTGGCTCGACAACAACCGCAGAGGCAGAATCCGCTGCTACAATGACAGGAAAAATGACCGCGCCATCATCGTCTGGCTCGACGGCAGGTATTACTCAGCACCTGAAACTCAGAGTTTATATCTGGAGAGAATCAGCATGAACATGGCAGAGTATAAACGATTAAATTCACATTAAAATGAGTAACGAAAAAGATATCAAGACCGTATTGGACAGAGCAGTAGAAACTGCTAAAGAGATAATGACAACTGAGATATTCCATGCTCAGCTAGTAAAGAACACCGAGGCTATTAATAAGGAACGCGAGAACTTCGAAAACGAGAAGATCAAGCTTCAGCGGGACTGCGACCTCCAGAAGGATATAGCAGGCAGAAACATGGAGGCCCTTCAGAAGGATAGGATAGATTTTGAACAGGAGATTGACCGCAAGAAAGCTTCCTTTAATGAGCGCGAACGTAACATTCGCGACTTCCGACGCAAGGCTACCGAGGATTACCTTACCGGTATGGCGAAGGCCAGGAGCAATCATGCTCTGAAGAACCTCGAACTTCAGAACGAGCGCCACAAGATTTTCGAAGCTTACCGCAATTCGGGGGCAAATCTTGCCGAAGGCTCTCAGCAAATGTACCCGGAAGGATGGAGCCGACCAAGGCCTAAAGTAGGAGGGGTAGAATAATAACGATAGTAACAAATAATTTAATTAAGCAGATTATGGAAAATCAGAATAAAAATGCTGCAGCTAATGTTGCAGCCAACATAGCAGAAGAAAGAAAGCACCCTATCTTTGAGGAGTGCGAAGTAATGAACGCTGGCAAGCCGGCGCGTGAACACGTGCTCAGCCTGAACGGCATGTATATCTCGGGCATTACTGATGAACAGCTCAAGGAGATGCACGAGAAGCTGGGCAAAATGCTCTCAGGGAAATAGAAAATAGTTTTCTAGTCTATCATGTAATAAGTGACAAATATTCAAATTTAGTCAGTTCTCTAATTAAGGATGGCTGCCCGTGAGGGTGGCCATTTTTTCTGGAGCATAAATTTGGTTTTTCAGAAAAAGTGGTGTATCTTTGCACCCGAGAATTAGTAACACATTAAAATATATAGATTATGGGTTTTTTCGATTTCGTTATGCTTGCATCGTTCGTCATCGCGCTTGTGGTGGGTCCGTTTGTTGTGGGTTCCTGCAATCCCGTGTTATGGGTGTTTTACCTCAGCCTTTGCACCATGCTCACCCCTCTGCTGGGTATTCCTATCTATAAGGCAATATTCAGATAAGAGTCCTTTGCCCTTCGCCTGCCTGTTACTATATTTGCATTACTAATTAGTAATGTATAAAGAATATGGTAACAGACAGTCTTGTTAAAAAGAAATTCGTTCACGAGACTCTTCAGGCAGGTATCCTGAAGATATACTCCACTCAGGAGAACGTGGTGCGCAATCATTACAAGCGCCGTACCGGCCGATTGCTCACCACGCTTTCCGCTCACTCGTTCGACAGTCAGATATCGGGCGAGAACCGCACCATCTTCGTGCGCATCCTTCCTTATCTCCGTTTTCTGGATATGCAGTACCGGCAGCGCAACGACCGCATCAGCAAGTTCAAGCGCAGGAACCTGGCACTCTATAACCGCGTAGTCTGGGGTGTATTGTATCACGAAACGTTCCCCAAGCTTCGCTATGGCTTCAACGACGAAGTACGGAACAGTATACGTCAGGAACTGGAACAATCACTCAACCCACAAAAATCATAAGTTATGGCAAACAAACATTTAACGGAAGACGAAATCCGATATACCGTAGACGTGAAGACTGCCGATGCGCAGAAAGCCATCTACACCCTGGAGCAGCAGAGCAAGAAGCTGCGCTCAGAGAATAAGGCGCGACTCAGCCAGATGATCAGCCTGGAGGCAGCCGGAAGAAAAGAGACGGAAGCCTACAGGAACCTGAAGAAGCAGTACTCCGATACCAGTAAGGAGATTCGCACGCTTACCAGCCGGATAGGCGAGCAGACCAGTCAGATTAATATCCTGGATATGAGTATGGTGCAGCTGAAGAAACAGCAGAAGAGCCTGCAGAAGGAACTGGATAATACCGTGCAGTCGCTCAATCCGGAGGCTTACGGCGTATTGGAGCAACGCCTGAAAGATGTTTCCGGGCGTATCTCAGAACTGAAACAGAACGCCAAGAGTTTTGGCGAGATAGCATCAAGCGACCAGGTGAACGGAATCTTCCTGGGAACCATGGCGACAAAGCTCGCAGGCCTTTTGGGCCAACAGGCATCCAAACTGAAAGATTTCGTATTGGAATCTGCCAGGGCTGGCGTAGAGATGGCAGAACAGGCAGATGGTGTTACCAAGGCTTTTAATGCCATGGATAACCCGAACCTGCTGGATAATCTCCGCAAGGCAACCAAGGGAACCGTAAACGATGTTCAGCTGATGACGGCTGCCGTAAAGGCTAACGATTTCCGCATTCCGCTGGAAGATCTGGGCAAGTATCTGGAGTTTGCCCAGCTGAAGGCGCAGCAGACGGGTCAGTCGGTAGACTACATGACCGACAGCATCGTGACCGGTCTCGGCCGCAAGTCTCCGTTAATCCTCGATAACCTGGGTATCTCTGCAGCAGAAATCTCGGAGAAGACCAAGGAGACGGGCGACTTCATGAAGGCTGTGGCAGAGATTGTAGATACCCAGCTTGCCGAAGCAGGAGAGACCTATATCAGCGCAGCCGACCGGGCAGCCCAGAAGACGGTAGAACTGCAGAACGCCCAGAAGGCTCTGGGAGACGAAATCCTCCCGCTCAAGGAACAATGGGATGATGCCTATGCAGATATGCAGCTGAACACCATCAGTCTCATTTCCTGGTGTGTAAAGCATCAGGGCGTGGTGAAGACGCTCGGCACTCTGCTCACAGCCTTCACGGTTGTAGCGATAGCTACCAGCAACGCCATCAAGACAAATATCGTTGTAACCAAGGGTGCTGCTGCAGCCCAGCAGGCATGGAACGTAATCTGCGCTACCGGAACCGGACTCATGAAACTTCTGCAGGCGGGCTTCCTCCTGCTTACAGGTAGGGTTACCCAGGCAAAGGCAGCATGGGCATCGATGAACGCCACCATGAAGGCAAGCGTCTTCGGCCTGATTGCTGCAGGAGTAGCTCTCCTCGCCATGAAGCTCTGGGATATGAAGAAGGCAGCCGATGCGTCAACGCTGGCACAGAAGGCGCTCAACAATATCAGGGCAGAGGCACAGAAACAGGTTGTGGAGGAAAAACTGAAACTGGAGAACCTGATAAAGGTGGCGAAAGATGAAAAACTATCCATGGACGAAAGATACAAGGCCGTGGACGCTCTCAACAAGATAGTTCCTCAATATAATGCTACCATCGACAAGACTACAAAGAAGTTCAGGGCATCGGATAAGGCTCTGAAGGCTTACATCAACAATCTGGTGAAACTCTATGAGGTACAGGGCGCTAAGAAGCAGATACAGAGTCTTGCCGAGCAGCGGGCCGAACTGGAGGTTAAACTTTCCGGCGCAAAGAAGAACCTTTCCGGCGCAAAATCAGCACAAGGTGTTTCTTATACCACATCCTGGGGCGCAGTAGGTAACACACAGAGCGATGCAGTCGGTCACTTCCAGTCGCAGGTCAATTCGATATCGAATAGCATCAAACAACTCGATGCACAGATTAATGCCATTACAGGCGCCTTCGGAAAGGGTATCATGAATCAGACCGTGAAGGAGGCTTCAGAGCCGAAAGTTCCGGGCAGCGGCATCGGAGGTGGTGGCGGCGGAAAAGGTGGCGGCGGCCATACCGGAACCGTAAATACTACCACCACACAGCCTAATCCTGACGATATCGCATCGAAGAGATTTTCAGAAAACCGACAGGCAGATATCGATGCCGCCAACCTGGATTACCAGCAGGACGTGAACAACTGGGAAATGGCTCTCGCTCGGAAGAAGGTGTCTCAAGAGAAGTACGACCTCGCCATGCAGGCTCTGAAGACCCAGCATACCGCCAACATCCTCGCCATCGAAACCTCGTATAGCGAGCAGTCGCAGAACATCGGAATTGCGGATGGCGCAAAGAAGAAATCACTCCAGGAGAAACAGCAGGCGAACCTCCGGGCTGCTGAGCAGGCTCACTTCGAGCAGCAGGTGGCAGTAGAACAGGCTTATCAGGACGCCCTGGCAAAGGTGATGGAGCAAGGAGAGACGCAGCAGGTACTGACTCTGGAACAGCAACGCGACCAGAAACTGGAAGTACTGAGGGGATATTATCAGGCTGCGCTCAATATGGCCAAGCAGAACGGGGAAGATACTACCCAGCTGGAGAAAGCATATAAAGATGTGCAGGCTCAGATAAAGAAGGAGTATACGACCAAGCAAAACGAGCTGCTTGACGAACAGGATGAAAAGAAAAAACAAGCTAGGCAGGCTCTCGGTTTCGACCAGCAGAGCGAGTACGACCGGCAACTGCAGCAACTGAAGCAGGCACTCGACAACCAGTATATCACTCAGGAGGAACATGAGCAGAGAGTGCAGCAGCTGAAGAAAGAGTCCTTCGCAAAGCAGGCGGAGTACTACACTAACCTCTTCAGTAATGCCGTGACTTCGCTGCAGAATGCAGAGATGGCGAACGTCGATGCAAAGTATGATGCAGAGATTAAGGCAGCCGAGGGCAATACGGCACTCCAGGAGAAACTGGAGAAAAAGAAGGCCAACGAGAAACTGAAGATACAGAAAAAGTATGCTGACGTAAACTTCGCCATGCAGGTAGCTCAGATTATCTCTAATACTGCAGTATCTATCATGAAGGCGTACAGCGAGTTGGGCCCGATTGCCGGAAGTGTTGCTGCAGCCCTGATGGGTGTGACCGGTGCAGCCCAGCTGGCTGTGGCAAATGCTGAGCGCCAGAAGGTGAAGCGTATGACCCTCAACGGATCAGCTAGCGGAACCAGTTCTGCCGGTTCCCGTGTGGCAAGCGGACGCGAGAGTGGCGGACGTATCGATGTAGAGCGTGAGCAGGACGGCAAACACTTCAACGCCGAGTATGCGCCAGGTAAGCGCGGGTACGTAGATCACCCTACCGTCATCGTAGGCGAGGGACCTAGAGGCAGGAGTAAGGAGTGGGTGGCATCGAATGCAGCCCTTGAGAACCCTACCATCGCTCCGCTCATCAACCTGATGGATGCAGCCCAGCGTGCCGGACGGATAAGAACCTTCGATATGAGCAAGTATCTGATGGCCATGCAGGGCAGGGCGCTGGGTGGAAGCATCGCCCGCCAGTCTGCCCGGATCAGTCAGGAAATCGCTCCGGGAGGGGAAGATTTTTACGTCCGGACGCAGGAATCTGCGCATCGCGATGCAGGAAACGCTACGTCGGGACGCAATAATGACGAGCTCCTGGAACTGCTCAGAGAGCTCAAGAGAGACGGAATTCGCTCGTTTGTATCACTCTCGGATCTGGACGCCAAGCAGGAACTGAGAAACCAGGCGAGAAAGTTTGCTAAAAAATAAAATCTTCAGAACATGAAAATAACAAATCTGGATAAAGGAAAAGCCTACCAGCTTGGCGAAGACGCCAAGCTGGGGGTAGAACGTACCAATCCGTTCTTCAACGATTACGGGGAGACGACCTCCCCGCTGGATATTCCGGCAAGCGATTACAACCGCATGATACTGGGCTATCCCGATACCTTCGGTATGAGAGACAAGATGGTGGCTACGAACGTAAGCATCGAAGACGGCGAGTATTTCGCCCAATGCCGGCAGATTGTTCTCTCGGCACAGCACAAGGGAAAAATCTCCTCTTCATTCTATATCAACGACGGATCCTTCTACTCGAAGATACAGAATGTAAAGCTGAAGAGCATCTTCAAGGACGAGATGATACCCGGGTGCACAACCGTAGACGAGTGTATCGAGTTCTGCAAATCTCTCGTAGGTGGCAAAAACGAGAACTATGATATCTTCCCGGTTCTGCTTACCGATGACTCGGGTAGAGATACCGAGTACAACTACAAAATACTGAACTGGGGAGGGTATGCAGGTACTATGCGTACTGCCAGCTACTGGAGATATAAGGAAGGAGGCGGTTACGAATACGTAACAGCTCACGAGATGTGTACCTATTCTCTGGACGTTGACTCGCCGTATTTTGCGGGTGAATGGCTGCTTACTGATTATGTAAACGAAATACCGATATCTCTGACGAAGGGATATTATATATCTCCTTTTATCCGTGCCAATTATTTGTTGAAGCGGATTTTCAAGCATTTCGGGTATGACCTCAAGGAGAATTTCTTCACCAAGACAGCTCCATTCAATAAGATGGTTGTCTTGAACAACGTGATAGACGTACTGGTGAATGGACATATCCGTGTCGAAGACCTTCTGCCAGACGTGTCAGTATCTGATTTTCTCTCAGTTTTTCGGAAAAAGTTCCTCTGCGAGTTCGTATCTGATGAAGGAACTCATACTGCAGATATCATCTTCCTGAAAGATGCGATAGACAGTAAGCCGGTTGCGGATCTTACCCGCCAGATGACTGAAGAACCTACCTTATCTTATAAGGCTGCATCCGATTATAAACGTGTGGTACTGCGCCCGAAGTATCAGGCGGATAGCGATACAGAGGATAGTTACGATGATATTAAGGATATGGTATCGAAAAATTCTGGCGCCTACTTTGATAGCGCAGACGGTTGCTTCTATAAGAAAGGTTATTCCGGCAACTACAGCGTGAAAGTAAAAATAGGTGGCTGTTCTCAGAGCTACGATTCTGGAGATGATGATATTGATACTCAAGATGTAGAAATACCAGAGATGATACCGGAGGTTCGTACGCTCCAGTTTAGGGAAATCTTAGACGGGGAGACCGTGGTAAGAGACATGGACAGGCAACTGTATATCGGCGATTACGCTACGCTGAATTCATCGATGAAAGTTGCAACGGAAGACGGAGAAGAGGTAAGTGAATCGACTCCTACGTTGCCCGTCATGCTCGCCTTCCCTTACGTATCTTCAGATGATATAGCTTGCGGAACCGTGACAGCATATGATACGCATCTGTATTCAAATGTCGGGTTCGGCTCGCATCATCAGGGAGAACAGACACCCCGGAAGATATTCGATTATTCCCTGGTGTATAATGGTGAGGATGGTATCTATGAAAAGTTCTACCGGCAGTATGACCTCCTGCTGCGCAATTCACTCCAGGAACTCAAGGTAAAACTGCTCCTCTCCCAGTCGCAGAAGCAGAACCTTCCTTCTTATGCGAAGGTTGTGATTAGAGGTGTGAGTTTCTTCTTCAACAAACTGAAGTTTACCCTCGGAGGAAAGAGCGAACCAACGGAAAGCGAGCTCAGAACCATCGCGCTCACTACACCTGTTAACGAGGCAGAGAGCCTGGAAGATATGATGCCGGCAATGACCTGCAAGTACCAGTGGCTTGGATTCGAAGAGACGGTAGAGGTTTCAGAGAATGACTATAAGAAATCAGGTAACGACCAGGACCGCACCTTCAAGGTCATTTATCCTCCTCTTCCTTCAGCTGAGTATGTTGGCAAAAAATACGGCCTGCAGAAATCATACGTGAGCCAGAAGACCAGACACGCAACGGTGTTCCGTCACAGTAAATGGGTGTATCATTGTACGACCGTCTGGTTGGAATGCATACCGATTTCGTAGGGTTTTGTCCTTTGTTATATACCTGTATTATCTTAACTTTGCAATATAATCAAAGCAATTTTAAGATGATACAGGTTTTATTATATCCAGACGCTCTGAGCATGGTAGGCTCCATGAATGCCTTCGAGATATACTGCAGCTCGAAGACAGATGTGGTTTTCGCCCTGCGGTATCAAGGCTCAAGCACAAACATCGTTCAGCATACCTATACGCCGAACGATAAGAACCGAATTACGGTGTCCGTCAAGGATATCATCCTTCCTCTGCTCAGTTTCGAGGTGAAGGACAGTAGTGAGCCTTATGTTCAGCCGAACATCATGAAATCCTTTGTGGCAACGGTTTACGAGGTTGGCAGCGAAGGCAGTAAGAAGGAGATTTCCTTCTCTGTGATACGTGCAGGCGTAGACAGGCTGGCAGATTCGGCAGCAAATTTTCTGAAAACCAACTTCCTCACCTGGCAACCGCAGACGAAGGGGGTAACCTATTACTCTCCGGAATTTCTCACTTACTGTGCAGCTGAAGCTAGCGAGGTGAAGTGTAAGGCATATATACCGGCCGGAAACGGCTACGAAGAGAAGGTATTGACGCTGGCAAGCCTGGGGGCAGGACAGGTATATACTGTTCCGGTGCAATACGCCATCATCGCCAAGCTATTAGGCGATGGCATCCTGCCCCATGTTTACGAAATCTGGGTAGAGCAGGCTGGAGAGCGGGTTACCTACGTACAGCAATACTATGCCAGCGATATGAAGAGCGAGGAGGAAGAGTGGTTCCTCTTCGAAAATTCGTTGGGAGGTGTAGACTGTTTCCGCGCTTACGGCAACAGCGAAAATACTGCAGAACATACCCACAATGTGGCAGAAATAGAGGAAGACTCTGAGGAATATCGCGTAGATACCACCCGCAAGTTTAAGAAGAACACCGGGTTCCTGGACAAGAAGGAGCGCCTGTGGATGCTCGATTTCTTCCCGTCTCTGGGTAAGTATGTTTACCATGGCAATTCTCTTCGTAAGATAACCGTTACCGATAGTGACGTGAACTACGAGGCGAAGGAGCTGCCCTCGAACTACACCTTCACCTATAAATATTCAGATGCCCGTCCGTACCTGAATATTTCGCGCTCGGAAGTAGGAAGCTTCAAGCAGCTGGATATTCAGCTGCCGGATCTGGGAAATTTTACTATCGCCCCGCGACTTGTTGAATGCTCAAGGCTGACGCTCAGTAGCGGGGCTCTCTTCCCGGTTCAGAACCCATATTCAGAAGAGTGGGGAGTAACCACGCTGGCAGCTATCTTTACCCAGTTTGCAGGGCAACTGTCCAGTTCTTATACTGGCGGAGGTGGCGTTGGTCATAGTCATAAGAATATCGATGTGCTGGACGCCCTATCGGAATTCAACGGATATGTTACCTATCTCGACAAGAAAATCAAGGCAGGATATGCCGATGAAACCGATGATTTTTCTGAAAATGGCAAGGCTAGCAGGAAGATTCTCCGCAAGGATATCGAAGATGCGGCAAGCGCTCTGATCAAGTTTCTTTCAGGCGCACAGTTTGGAGGTTTTATTCCTGGAATACTTACAGGTTCGGGAGGACGTATCGATGAACGTGGAAACGCTGAGTTCGAGAGTATTACGTCTCGCAGTTCCATTATCGCTAAGGAGCATATCGTCAACCGCCAGACAGCTATGGAAAGCAATTTCGTCTTTACCGAGAGCGGTATGGTTGAGTCGGTGATGGAGATTCCTGCGGCAACGGAAGGCGGTAATGTAACCTATGATTTGAAGTTGCAGAAGCGATGGGATAACGACTTTACGGCATTCAAGGAAAACGATGTTGTCTTAGCTTCCATCAATACTCTGGCAGAGAACGGCAAGTATTACGATATGTGGCTGCGAGTGCTCTCGGTCAATACCGTGACGAATACCATTACGGTGGTCTGCTATCCCGACAATGAATGTCCTAGCAAGAAGAACTATCCACCTTGCGAGC